TGCTAATGTAAAGATTGCAATTGGATCGGTTGGTTCAAATTACTTTAATGGAAAAATTTCCAATATTAGAGTTACAAAAGATGCACGATATGGAACCAGTAATTTTACAGCACCAACAGAACATTTAACGTTTGTTGCTAATACATATTTTTTACTTCAAACAAGAGGTGTTATTAATCCTGATCCACCTGAAGCTAACACATTCCTTACAAATTTGATTTGGAGTGGTTATGTTCCCACACAGTATCCTTCTTCTATTCGGTTAATTACTAACAGCATTCCTGGTGCTGTCTTTGATGCTGACAACCCATTCACGGCACCGGAAATCGTAACTTCAGGTTTGCAATTCAATTTACAAACTGCACCAACATCTGGAACTACATGGACTGATTCTAGTGGCAATGGTCGTAATGCAACACTTGTAGGTTCTCCATCGTATGTGTCAAACAATGGTGGTGGTATAAGATTGAACAATGAGGATTTAAATGGTACGGATTATATTAGTGTTCCTTACAATATTAATTCAAATACTGTAACAGTTGAAGTGATTGGTTCATTTAATCCAACATCATTTTGGGGAACTATTTGGGGTAATGAAATTTATAATACTAGTGAGGGGTACCTAGCATATGTGAATTCTTCAACAGAGATAAGTTATGGTATTCCTAATAGTGAAACCACAGTAACCATAACCGAAAGCAGCGCTATAAGACAATGGATTTTTGTTATTAATGGAACACAAGCTAGTCTATTTTTAAATGGTTCACAAGTTGGAACAACTGTTACTATTAATAATCAAACACTCTTTGCAACAGGTGGATTTCAATTTGGGTCAAGGTTTGCAGCAAATGACGGTACAGGTTCAGGGGATACAATGAACAACTCAAATTCTGCACTATATCCAGTTTTTTATCAGATGCGGGTGTATAACAGAGCACTGTCTGGAGCAGAAATAACTCAGAATTACAATGCAGTTAAAGCAACTTACGGACTATAAAATATGAGAGAGTTAACATGACAATAATTGGCCCTGGAATAGAAATTGGATCTGGAATCACCGTGTTCGGAGGATCACTGATTTTGGATTTAGATGCTGCCAACTATTCAGCAGTTCCTGTTGACGGTAGCGTGATTTTTGGTTCAGAATACACTGTAAC